GTCGAGGCGATGAAGCATCGCGAGGCGATGGCCGACTTCCTGGAGCGCGTGGTCGAGGCGCTGCCGGCGAAGGCGAAACGGGCGACGAAGACGCCGGCGGCGGGCGCAGCGATCGAAGCGCCGGCTGGAGAGTAGGCCGTTATGGCAGTCCCGACGTCGTACACTGAGGCCACACTCAAGGCATTCATGCACGCGGAGCTGCGTGAGGTCGCGGCCGGGCTTGGGTGGACGGTCGCGGCCGGCAGCTACGACGAGCCGTTGATCGAGGCACTGCTGGCCTATGGCGTCTCAGACATCGCCTCGGCGACGGACATCCGCAAGTTGCGTGCGCTGGCGCGGCGCGAGGTGTGGCGGGCAGTGGCGTCGGCGACGGCCGGCGATCACGACTTCTCGGCCGAGGGCGCGTCTTTCAGCCGCTCGCAGATTCATGCCCAGGCCCTGGCCATGCTGACGCGAGCAGAGAGCGATGCCGGACGCTACGACGCCGGCGGCGGGTATGCGGTGACCATCAGCAAGACGCACTATGCCGATCCGTATCAGCGCATGACGACGGACGAGCGCGAGGCGCTGGCGGAAGCCGGCGAGGAGCTGAGCTGATGCGAGCGATCACGACGGGAGAGTTGGGGCAGATGCGCGTGGCGCAGGAAGAGATGATGCCCGACACCTGTACGGTGCTCAGCTCCACGCAAACGACAGTGCCGGGCGGCGGGCGCAAGGTGAGCTGGGTCGCAGGCACTACCTACGCCTGGCGGGTGCGCCCGCTGGGGGCCCCCTCGCAGACCAGGTTCGCCGAAGCGTTGGGGACGCGCGCCGGCTGGATCGGCACGCTGCCCTGGGACGCCGTAGTCGACGAGAAAAACCGGCTGCGCGGCGCAGACGGCACGGACTACGAGGTGATCGGCCTGCACGATGCGCGCGGTAGCTGGCCGACGGCCCTCAAGCTCGTCCTGGCGATTGCGAGGGACTGATGCTCTATAACGGGATGCAGGTGCAGATCATCTTCGACAAGATCCCGCTGGTAACGGCGCTCGTCGAAGCGCAGGCGGCGACGATCGTGCTCAGGGCCGGCTACATGGTGCGGGCCGAGGCGGCGATGAGCATGACGCGTGGCAAGTCGGGACGCATGTACACCTACCGCGGCTCGCCGCACCAGGCGTCGGCGCCGGGCGAGGCGCCGGCGATCATGTCGGGCAACCTGCTCAATCGGCAGCGGGTCAAGATGGAGCAAAAGACGACCGTGGGGGTGTACTTCGACGCACGCTACGCCCGGCCGCTGGAGTTCGGGACGCACCGCATGGCGGCCCGGCCGTTCGCACGGCCGGCGGCGAACAAGGTGCGGCCGTGGCTGGTGCAACAGTTGCGGCTGATGCGGGTGCTGCCATGAATCGGTGCCGGCGCGAGTTCACAGAGGGATTCGAGGCCGCCCTGCAGGGCGATGCGGCGCTGCAGGCGCTGCTGCCGGGCGGGATACAGAGCAACCTGGCGCCGGAGGGACTGCCGTTCCCGCGGCTGGTCTGGCAGATCGTCGACGCCACGCCGGCCTACACCCTGGGCGTGCTGCTCTCCGAGACGTTCATGGTGCAGTGCCGGATAGACATGCTCGGCGAGGACGCCACGCCGGCGGACCGCATCCTGGCCCGGCTGGATGCGCTATTGATGGACGCCACGTTCTACGTCGAGGGCGTCGAGCTGAAGTATAGCCGGCGGGCCGGCGACATCCCGGACGGGACGGAGATCGAGGACAACACGGTCTATCAGAGCACGGGGGCGACGTACGAATTCGTCCTCGGGGAGGCCTGAGCATGAGCCGAGGGGCTTATATGCTTGACTTCAAGACCGGGCGCGTCGATTTTCCCGGCGGGCACCTGGCGTTTCGCATCGCCGGAGTCAGCGAGATCGCCATATGGAACAGCCATCGCAGATGCGAAGAGTTTCTGACGCTGGACGAGTTACGTGCGTTATGCCGCCAATACGCGGGAACGAAGGGAGAGCCAAATGAGCCGAAAGCCGAACGGGGAGCCGCACTCGTGTGATGGGCTAAAAAAGGACAGGGGCGAATTCGTGTGGTCTAGGGATGGGGACTATTGGTTGTTGCGATACACGAAGAGGCCACGTCTGTATGGCAATCCAGCCGCTCCTCTGCATTGTCCATACTGTGGTGAGCGCATAAACCAGGATCGCGGGGCGCGCGAGTAGACAACTGAGCACTGACCGAGCAGAGCCATTGAGCCGATTAGGACGGTAGCGCCGTCTTGATCGGCTCTTTTTCGTTTCTACACGGCGCAATGCCAGAGAGGATAGATGCATGAGCTTCACGCACGGGACGGACGCCAAGTTGTACTACGCGATGGTCGACTTCACCAGCTATCTGGAGTCGATCGATCCGACGTTCAACCGGCCGGCCTCGGAGATCAAGGCGCTGGGCGCCGGCTGGGTGCAACAGGTGCAGGGGGCGCGCGCCTTCACGCTGGAGATGGCCGGCCTGTTCGACGCAACCATCGAGGACACGGCGTGGGACGCGTTCAACGACGGCGCCGAGCACTACTTCGCCTACCTGCCCCAGGGCGACGGCAATGGCGTCTCCGCCTACTGCGGCAAGAGCGATCTGGGTAGCATCTCGATCCCCATCGGCGACGAGGCCGTGAAGATGCCGATCAGCGCCATCGGCTGCCGGCTCGTCGACAAGGTGCGCATCCTGCAACCGCTGGCGACGATCAGCGGCGTGACGACGACCGCCGGCCACAACAACCTGGCGTCGTCGTCGAATGGGCTACGGGCCTACCTGATCTGCACGGAGATCACCGGCATCGGCGCGGAAATCGACGTGCACCTGGAAGACTCGGCAAACGGCACAGACTGGCAGGACATCTCCTTCGCCGAGTTTCAAACCGTCGTTGGGCCGGCGCTGGCAGAGGAGATGATCGAGACCGTCGGCACGGTTCGTCAGTACGTTCGCGCCGTCAGTACCCCGTCTGGGGGCGGCTCGGCCAAGTGTTTCGTCGCATTCGCGAGAAAGTAGGGAGGTTACTATGTCATTCAGTCACGGGGTGGATGCGGACTTCGACGTCGCCACTACCAGCATACAGGCGTATCTTGAATCGATCGACCCGACCTTCGACCGGCCAGCGTCGGAGATCAAGGCGCTGGGATCGTCGTGGGTGCAGCAGGTCGTCGGGCTGCGCTCGCTGAAGATCAGCCTCAAGGGCGTCTTCGACCCGACCCTGGACACGGCGCTGTGGACGGCCTTCGACGCCGCGACGGCGACCGCCGGCGTGTACTACCCGCAGGGGAACAGCGCCGGCATGGTCAAGTATAGCGGCAACTTCCGCGTCGTCACGTACAAGCCAGGGCCGGCGGCCGATGGCAAGCTGGAAGCGTCGGCCGAGCTGGTGGGCGACGGCACCTGGCAGCAGGGGACGGTGTCAGCATGAAAGTCCTGACCAAAGAGGAGCTGCTGGCGCGCCTGGCCGAGAAGAGCCTGCCGACCAAGACCATCGACGTGCCTGAGCTGGGCGGCGCCGTCGTCATCCGGCCGCTGAGCAAGAAGGCGCAGATGGACATCCGCCGGCAGACGGTCGGGCAAGACGGCGAAGCCTTCAACAACGACTTGTATGAGCAATTGCTCCTGGTTGAATGCGTGATTGAACCGAAATTGACTCTCGCCGAGGCATTGCATCTGTTCAGCGCGGGGCTCACCGCCCGCGCCGTCGAAAATATACTCCAGGAGATCAATGATCTCAGCGGGATCACTGCCCGCGGCGAGACGAGCCAGGAGGCGGCCACGGCGGCCGAGCAGGAGTTTCGCCAGGAATCCTGAGCTGAACCTGCTGTATTCGATGGCCGACGCGTGGGGCTGGCCGGCGGAGTTACTCGCGGCGAACATGGACACGCCGGAGTTTGCCCGCTGGGTCGGGTTCTACAACCTGCGCAACTTGCGAGACAAACGCGGGGCGGCAAGGGCCAAAGCGGCGAAGAAGGTGACACGTGGGCGCTAGCGGTGAGATTGCGAATCTAGTCGTGCGGATGAGCGTCGATACGCGCGGTCTCTCGACGGGCATGGCGCAATCCGAGGGGATGCTGCGCTCGGGGGCGGCATCGTGCAAGGCCATTGGGCTTGCTGCTGGGGCGGGATTTGCGGCCGTCGGAGCCGCGGCGCTGGCCGCCGGCGTGAAAGTCGGCAAGATGGGCATTGAATTCAACGCCGGGATGGAGCAATCCCAAGTG